GAAGAAATCAAAGATTCTCATCGTAGAGCCGTAACCGCTGTCCTGCTCGAAAACCAAGAAAAATTCCTTCGTGAGCAGTCCTCCTTCGAGCAAGGTGGAATGCTTAACGAGCAACCAACCAATGCTGTTGGTTCTAACGGATTCCAGGGCGACGCAACCGCTGCAGGTCCAGTTGCTGGTTTCGACCCAGTACTGATCTCCCTGATCCGTCGTTCTATGCCTAACCTGGTCGCATATGACCTGGCTGGCGTACAACCAATGTCTGGTCCTACCGGACTTATCTTCGCAATGCGCTCCCGCTACACTAACCAGAGCGGAACCGAGGCATTCTTCGACGAAGCAGATACCGCATTCTCCGGTCAGGATGCAGGACTCGACCTCTCCAACGGATTCGCTGATGGAGATGCTGGTATTGGTACTACCATCCAGCGTGGCGACAATCCTTCCGTTCTGAACCCAGTTGGAACCGCAACTTCCTCTGACTTCACAGTCGGTGGCGGTATGCGTAAGGATGACTCTGAATCGCTTGACGGCACTGGAAGCAATGCTTTCAACCAGATGGCATTCTCGATCGAGAAAGTCACCGTAACCGCTAAGTCCAGAGCACTCAAAGCTGAGTACTCCTTGGAACTGGCACAAGACCTTAAGGCAATCCATGGTCTGAACGCTGAAGCGGAACTCGCCAACATCCTCTCTACTGAGATCTTGGCTGAGATCAACCGTGAAGTCATCAGAACCATCTATAAGGTCGCTGAGCAAGGCGCTGTTGCTAACACCGCTACTGCTGGTACTTTCGACCTGGACATCGACTCTAACGGTCGCTGGTCTGTTGAGAAGTTTAAGGGTCTCCTGTTCCAAATCGAGCGCGATGCAAACGCAATCGCACAAAGAACTCGTCGCGGAAAGGGCAACATCATCATGTGCTCTGCAGACGTTGCTTCTGCACTGACCATGGCTGGTGTGCTCGATTACACCCCTGCACTCAACGCTAACCTGAACGTTGATGACACTGGTAACACCTTCGCTGGTGTTCTGCAAGGTAAGTATCGTGTCTACATCGATCCTTATTCTGCAAACCTGACCTCTGCTAACGCAGCAAACGGCAACCAGTACTACGTTGTCGGTTATAAGGGTACTTCACCTTATGACGCAGGTCTGTTCTATTGCCCATACGTACCTCTGCAGATGGTCCGTGCCGTGGGTGAGAACTCCTTCCAGCCTAAGATTGGCTTTAAGACCCGCTATGGTCTTGTTGCTAACCCATTCGCAGAAGGAACCAACCAGGGTCTCGGTTCACTCAAGGTTAACGCTAACCGCTACTATCGTCGCGTTGCTGTTAAGAACCTCATGTGATCCATTGGATTCACATTTTCAGAGGGGACCTTCGGGTCCCCTTTTTTTATGCTAAATACTTAAAATCTCCCCAGAAAAATGCCTTATCATATTAAGAAACCAAGTTTGATTGATTCAAACATTACTGTCTACTATGCAGGTAGCAGAAGATGGACTGATGATTACACTGGCAGAACCACCTATGCAAATGAGGCAGATGCCAATGCACAGATGACGAACACCGATGGTAAGAACGGTGGATGGTCGGGTGCTACCGTCGTAAGTGAGTGATTGAATGGCTGCTACAGTAAGGACTTCTTCACAACCAACAAATAGGAATTACCTTTCACCAACTGGTTTTAAGTTTACTATTACCAGAAGTCCTAAGGTATCCTTCTTTTGCAATCAGGCAAACATCCCAGATCTGAATCTTGGTGTTGCTGTGCAGCCTACTTATCTTAAAGATATCGATACTCCTGGAGACAAGATTCAATTTGGAGATTTAACTCTTCGTTTTCTTGTAGACGAGGATCTTAAAAATTTCATGGAAATCCAAAAGTGGATTCGTGGATTAGGATTCCCAGAGAGTATGCAAGAGTTTAGAGACCTTGAGTCTGATGCAACTCTTCCTAACCTTGGATATACTGACCAAGGAGATGACATTTATTCTGATGGTACGCTTCAGATACTTTCAAACAATCTGATTCCTCAGTTTAATGTCAACTTTAAAGATATGTTCCCATACAATTTGACCACAGTTGTGTTTGATGCTACGGATACAGACATTCAATACTTTACAGCAGAGGTCAGTTTCAAGTATACTATTTACAGTATCACTGACTTATCTGGCAATCCTTTATGATCGATCTTGACAAAGTTCAAGAGATGTGGGTGAAAGACTCAAAAATCGATATGGATAATCTCCACACGGAGTCAACCAACATTCCATCTCTTCATGCAAAATACTTTGAGTTATATAATACCATCTTTCTTCTTAGAAAGAAAGCAGAGCAACAGAAGAAAAATATTCGACACGAAAGATATGAATACTTCAGTGGTAAAGCAGACCCTGATGTATACATAGAAAATCCTTTTCCTAAAAAGATTCGCGACAAAGATACAATGCAGAAGTATCTTGACGCAGATGAGAAACTCTCTTCAGTATGCTTGAAAATTGATTACTATGACACTATACTTGTGTATATTGAGAGCATTCTCAAGCAGATCAGTAATAGAACGTATCAAATCAAAAACGCAATAGAGTTCATGAGATTCAACTCGGGGTTAGGATAATGAATGATGAATGGGTTTATCAAAACGATGATTACGATCCAGATGAAACTTATGTTGAACTACAGTTTGGTCCAGAAGATCTACATCTGATTTATAAATCCGTTTGTGTTCATTTAGATAAATGGGTTGGAGGTCATCCAGATGAGCAAGCAAGACTCCAATACCTTAAGAACTTTCTTTATAGAGTAGTACTTGAATATAAGTACAATATGGATTGATAAATATTCGTAGATGAATGGATCTACGTGATTGATACAACAGCGAATCTTGTTATATCAAAATCAAACGAAGTATTTCTCAAAATTAATACTGAACCTCATATAGAATATGAACTTAGAGATCACTTTAAGTTCGAGGTTCCTAATGCAAAATTTATGCCGCAGTATCGTGGTAGAAACTGGAACGGAGAGATTCATCTCTTTGATATGCGTTCCAAACAAATCTACGTCGGTCTGTTAGATAAGATCGTCAACTTCTGTGAGCAATACGGATATAGTTATAAGTTTGAGGATAATAAATTCTATGGCACTCCTTATGAGGAGAATGAGTTTATTTCCTTTGAGGGAGTCAAAGATTATATTAAATCTATTTCGGTCCACGAGCCACGACAATACCAAGTCGAGGGAGTATACGATGCTCTAAAACACAACCGAAGACTATTGATATCTCCCACTGCGTCAGGCAAATCTCTGATGATTTATTCATTAGCAAGATATTATGTTGGGCAAGGGAAAAATATCCTGGTAGTTGTTCCCACGACCAGTCTGGTAGAGCAGATGTATAAGGACTTTGAGGAATATGGGTTAGACGCTGAGAATTATTGTCATAAGATCTATAGTGGGAGGGAGAAGTATGATGATCGTCCAATTGTCATAACCACATGGCAATCTATCTATAAACTTGAGAGAAAGTGGTTTGAGAGATTTGATGTAGTCATCGGTGATGAAGCACACTTGTTTAAGTCAAAGTCTCTAATTCAGATTATGACTAAACTTCATCATGCAAAATACAGATTTGGTTTCACTGGAACACTAGATGGTACACAGACTCACAAATGGGTGTTAGAGGGTCTCTTTGGTCCATCATATAAAGTAACCAGAACTGAAGAGTTAATGAGACAGGGGCATCTATCACAACTTGATATTCAATGTCTTGTGTTAAAACATGCACCACAAAAGTTTGATGCTTATGAAGATGAGATTCAATATCTTATATCTCATGAGCAGAGAAATCGTTTTATCAAAAACTTAGCACTTGATCTTAAAGGGAATACACTTGTGCTTTTCCAAAGAGTGGAGAGTCATGGAAGCATTCTCTATGAGGAGATAAATAAAAGTGCAGGTGAAAACCGTAAGGTATTTTTTGTACATGGCGGTGTAGATGCAGAGGAGAGAGAATTAGTACGAGAGATCACAGAACGAGAAAACAACGCTATTATCGTTGCCTCTTATGGAACTTTTAGTACAGGTATCAATATTAAAAAACTCCATAATGTTATCTTTGCCTCTCCAAGTAAGTCCAGAATCCGTAATCTTCAGAGTATTGGACGAGTTCTTAGAAAAGGAAAAGACAAAGTAAAAGCAACTCTGTATGACATCGCTGATGATTGTACAACCAAGTCCAGAAGAAATTATACACTCAATCACTTCATAGAAAGAATTAAAATTTATAATGAAGAGAGTTTTAATTATGAGATAATCACTATCCAACTTAAAAAATGATAGAAGAAGACTTTTACGCTACATTAAAATTTAAATCTGGTGAAGAAATCTTTGCAAGAGTAGCTGCTTCAGAAGAAGATGATAGAACTATGCTTTTGGTTTCCAATCCAGTTGTTGTAAATGAAATCAATAGTAAACATGGTGTTGTTGGATATAAAGTAGAACCATGGTTAAAGACAACAACTGATGATATGTTCTTTGTAAATCTAAATGATGTCCTTACAATGTCTGAATCTTCAGATATAGAAATGATAATGATGTATCAAAACTATGTAAGACAATCAAATAGAGAAGGAAACTATACAAAGATAGATCGTAAGATGGGATATCTTGGTAATGTAAATGATACTAAAGAACTCTTAGAAAAGATCTATAAAGATAGTAAGAATACTAAAAGCTAAAGCCTTCTTATCAAACTCCACAAAGTTATTCTACTCGTATTTCAGATACTGTCAAGTCCTAACTTGTCATTATTGTCTTAAGATGATATAATTCATACATATTATGAGATACACTTATGATAAGACCTGGTATGGCTAAGAGAAAGAGGTCGGAACACTATGTGAATAACAAGGAGTTCTTGGCAGCACTGATCAAGTATCGTGAAGATATCGCTATTGCAGAACTCAAGGGTAATCCAAAACCTCCTATCCCGCGCTATATTGGGGAGTGTTTTCTAAAGATTGCAAATCACTTGTCTTTCAAACCAAACTTTGTGAATTACATGTTCAAGGAGGACATGATCTCTGATGGAATCGAAAATTGCGTTCAGTACGTTCATAATTTTAATCCTGAGAAATCCCAAAATCCTTTTGCTTACTTTACGCAGATCATTCATTATGCGTTTCTCCGCAGGATCCAAAGAGAGAAGCGTCAATTAGAAATTAAAAACAAGATTATCGAACGGTCCGGTTACAGCGAAGTGTTTGACGACAGCAACACCCTTGACGGATCGAACTACAGCGACTACAATAGTATCAAAGATGCTGTGCATTCCAAACTTCGTAATTAATGAAAGTCGCCATTATCACGGATCAACACTTTGGTGCTCGCAAGAATTCCAAACTGTTTCATGACTATTTCCTAAAGTTCTACAATGAAGTGTTCTTTCCTTACCTGGAGGAACACGGTATTACTACAGTTGTAGATATGGGTGATACGTTTGATAGTCGTAAAGGTATTGACTTTGCTGCATTGACTTGGGCAAAGACAAACTATTATGATCGTCTCCGTGACATGGGTGTGACTGTTCATACCATTGTTGGTAATCACACTGCTTACTATAAAAACACTAATGATGTCAATGCAGTTGACCTGCTCCTACGTGAATATGACAATGTTATTGTTTACAGCGAAGCGACGGAAGCATATCTAGACAAATTAAAAGTTCTATTCATTCCGTGGATCAATGCAGAAAACCAAGAGAATACTTTCAAATCTATCGAAGATACTACTAGCGTATGTGCGATGGGGCACCTTGAGCTCAGCGGATATCCAGCTCATCGTGGACACTTCATGGATAAAGGTCTTTCGGGCGAACTATTTAAGACGTTCACCAAAGTCTTCAGCGGTCACTATCACACTCGATCAGACGACGGACGAATCTTCTACCTAGGCAATCCATACGAGATGTATTGGAATGATGCCAATGACACAAGAGGATTCCATATCTTTGATACTGAAACACTAGAGACCAAACCAATCGACAATCCTTTTAGAATGTTCTATACGATCTTCTATGAGGATACAAATCATCAAACTTTTGATACTAGAGAGTATGAGGATAAACTAGTTAAACTCGTAGTTAGAAAGAAATCTGACACTAAGAAGTTTGAAAAGTTTGTAGACAAACTCTACTCTGCAAATGTTGCAGACATGAAGATTGTTGAGAACTTTGATTTCTCTGGTTGGTATGAAAGTGTTGGTGATGAAGTAGAAACTGAGGATACCCTATCAATTCTCAATCGTTACATCAAAGAGTCTGAAGTAGATTTAGATAAGAATAGAATTGAGATTTTGATTGGGGAGGTTTACCAGGAAGCTTGTGAGTTAGTATAATGTATATAATCACAGTTCATGGCAAAGAAAAGGAGGGTGCTTATTCTGTCACCGATGATGATGGAGAACAAATTTTATATTTGTTTCAAGGCGAAGACGATGCGATGAGATATGCTATGATGCTAGAGGACGAAGGAAGTCCTGAGATGCATGTGATTGAAGTAGAAGATGAAGTGATGGTCAAAACCTGCGAGTTCCATGACTACGCATATACCATCATCACACCTGATGACGTTGTGATTCCACCCAAAACAGAACATGATTTTATTTGAAAAGATTCGTTGGAAAAACTTTCTCAGCACTGGTAATCAGTTTACTGAGATGATCTTTAATGAGAATCAAACCACATTGATTATCGGAAACAATGGATCTGGTAAATCCACTGTTTTGGATGCTTTGACATTCTCTTTGTTCGGAAAACCTTTTCGTAAAATCAACAAACCCCTTCTTGTCAACTCTGTAAATGAAAAAGAGTGTCGGGTTGAGGTTGAGTTTTCTGTTGGTAGTATTAATTGGAAAGTAGTTCGTGGCATCAAACCAAATGTATTTGAGATTTGGCGCAATGATAGTTTGCTAGATCAGTCAGCTGCTGCACTAGATCAGCAGAAGTGGTTGGAACAAAATGTTCTGAAGATGAACTATAAGTCGTTTACTCAGATTGTGATTCTGGGTAGCAGCACTTTTGTTCCTTTCATGCAACTGTCTGCATCTAACCGACGTGAAGTCATTGAGGATCTACTTGATATCAAAATCTTCTCTTCCATGAGTGGGATTATTAAGGAGAAAATTCGCCAAACAAAGGATGATATTAAAGTTCTGCAACTGAAGAAAGAATCTCTGACCGATAAAGTTCAGATGCAGAAGAACTTTATTGAAGAGTTGGAAAGTCGTGCTGCTGAAGATATCAAATCCAAAGAAAGCAACATCATGAGTCTTCTGGATGAAGAAAATAAATTTATGAATGATAATATTAAAATCATAGAAGAACTTGATGATTTTAATAAAGCATTGAAATCTTATACAGGAGCAACAGAGAAACTCCGTAAACTTGGAAACCTCAAGGGCAAGATTTCTAACAAAGTATCAACCATTACGAAGGAACATAAATTTTTTACTGAGAATACGGTTTGTCCCACCTGTGATCAGGCGATTGAGGAGACCTTTAGAATAAATAGAATTAACGACGCTCAAACTAAAGCTAAGGAGTTGCAATCCGGTTATAAAGAACTGGAAGAGGCAATTAAAGAGGAAGAAGAGCGAGAGCGTCAATTCACTACTCTTTCGCAGGAGATCTCAAAACTCAATAATGACATTTCTCAAAACAATGCTCGGATTTCTGGATGTCAACGACAAATCAGAAATCTGGAATCGGAAGTTCAAAAGCTTACCGATCAACTTGCAAACAGAAATACTGAACATGAGAAGTTAGAGACCTTCAAGGACAACTTAAAAACCACCTACGACGAACTCGTATCTAAGAAGGACACGATCAGCTATTACGATTTTTCGTATAGTTTACTTAAAGACGGTGGAGTGAAATCCAAAATCATCAAAAAGTATTTGCCGCTCATCAACCAGCAGGTCAATCGTTACCTGCAGATGATGGACTTCTATATCAACTTTACACTTGATGAGGAGTTTAACGAAACCGTCCAGTCCCCAATCCACGAGAACTTTTCATATTCTTCTTTCAGCGAGGGAGAGAAGATGAGAATCGATCTAGCACTCTTGTTTACCTGGAGAGAGGTGGCAAGGATGAAGAACTCTGTCAACACGAACCTACTCATCATGGATGAGGTGTTTGATAGTTCACTAGATGGTATGGGCACGGAAGAGTTTTTAAAGATTATTCGATTCGTGATCCAAGATGCTAATGTGTTTGTAATTTCCCATAAAGAATCACTGCATGACAAATTTGGAGATGTAATACGGTTTGACAAGATAAAGGGTTTCTCGCGTATAGTTTCCTAAAGATGTGTTAATTATTACCATACTTCATTAAAAACAAGAAATGTTTGGGTTTCCTGACTAGATAGTATAGAATTGAGAGAGAATCTTATGTAACGAAAGTTTCTTTGTTATTTCTCGAATGTATTATTAGAGGTATTATGCACAATCTCATTTCACATAATCAATTAGCGGGTTGGAAACAAAGCGTTGAACGATTGACTCATACATTAGACCGAACAATGGATGAATCTGATCTAATAAACGATTACTATAACTGTCTGATTGAGTGCGATGATGATCAGTCAACATGCAAACGAGTTTGTAGGAGTATTCTTTCATAGATCTAAATGCGATCAAAACCAACCATAGACACATAGGAAACTGTCACTAAGGGCCTCCACCGAAAGGTGGGGGTTTAGTATTATAGGTGCATACAAGAGGAAACACCGATGGCAGTCCGACACGAAATCAAGTCACAACTCGCTAAACTGCTTGCTACTGAAGACTTGGTTGTGGAGCACAAGAAAGTGCAGACTGCTTGCTTTAACGTTCACACCCGTGTCCTGACCCTTCCTATGTGGGAGAAGGCAAGCAACACCGTCTATGATCTGCTGGTGGGACATGAGGTTGGACACGCACTCTTTACTCCTGATGAAAACTGGTTAGAAAAAGTTGCCATCCCTCCCCAGTTCGTCAATGTGGTTGAGGATGCACGCATTGAGAAGTTGATGAAACGCAAGTATCTGGGACTTGCAAAAACGTTTTTTAAAGGGTATCAAGAACTAAATGACGAAGACTTCTTCTCTATTCATGATGGGGATGTTGATGATTTTAATCTTGCTGATCGTGCAAATCTATACTTTAAGGTTGGTAATTTTGTAGATATTTCTTTCGACTCCGAAGAAAAGGTTCTTATCCAGAAAATTGCAGAAGTAGAAACTTTCGATGAAGCATTGAAGGTTGCGGAAGAACTGTACCTGTTCTGCAAGAAAGAGAAAGAGGAAGAGAAGGTTGACGATATGCCTGTCCCTCCTGAAGTGGGTGAGGGTGGTCAATCTCAAACTCCTACTTCTCAATCTCAACCAAGCGATGGGGAAGGTAGCAGTGGAGATA